TATGTGTAAACATAACATAAATACTAATAAAATGTTATGTTTACAACAATATTTTTTTCATTTATTTTTTTGAGTTGTATATTTTTAACAAATAAATTCATGAACTGCTTTTTTTCAAGTGAAGATAGAAGTGACCATTTATTCTTAATATCATTGACTATACGTCTAACAGTCTCACTATCTATCTTTTCATTTTGGCTTAATCCTAATTTATTTAATTCACTTTTTATTTCTTCGAGTGTATTTTTTGTTTCTTTCATTCGTTCAGCGAATTCTTCATCGGTCATTAAATCATTTGACCATGCTTTTTGAAATTTTTCTCTTTGTCTCTCGATTTTAGATAATTTTTTCTTTAAAATTTCTTTTTCATCGTCCTCTTTTTTAAATTCAGGAACTTTTGTAAAACGATAATCATCAATATAATCTAAAAAGGCTTTTTCTATTTTTGTTTCACTGGACGAAAAGGCTTTTTTCTTGTTTAAAACACAAGCTTGACAACGATATCGATTGTGTTCAATATCTTTATTATCTTTTTTTCTGTGGTACCTTACTCTTTCACAAGTTAAATGATTACCGCAATTCGGACAAAGTAATTTCATTTGAAAAATGAAGATAGATGTAGTTTTGCGTTTTTTAAAATTTTGTCGACTAGATAGAAGTTGTTGAACTTTCATAAATCTATCTTTCGTAATGATTCCAGGGTGTGCATTTTCTATTATTTCATTAGACCATCTTATAGCTCCGTACATTGCGTGATTAGAAAGAATGTTCAATATGGTGCGTATATGCCACTTGTAACCTCGTATAGGCTTAATATAACTGTCCAAGTGATCGGCGAGTTGTCTGATAGAGTACCCCTCTTCAATTTTTCCTACCATATCTAAAACCACTTTGCTTTCTTCTGGATTTATGATTAGTTTGCTATGTTCATTTTTATCAAATCCAAAAGGTGCTTTTGCTGAATATTCACCTTGCCTAGCCTTTTCTAATTGTCCCATTCGTACACGTTCACCTAAGTTTTCCCTTTCCCATTGAGCAAGTGCAGCGACGATCGTTATAAACATTCTTCCCATAGCTGTGGAAGTGTCATATACTTCTGTTGCTGATTTAAAGGCACAATTGTATTTATCGAATGTATCCAGTAATTTGTATAAATCCATAACAGAACGCGTTAGACGATCTAAGCGATAAACTAAAACAGTATTAATTAATCCTTGTTTTATATGTTCCAACATAGTATTTAATTGCGGACGATTTGTATCTTTTGCTGATATTCCTTCATCTACATAGAATTTAAAACTATTCCAATCTTGAGCAATGCAATACGCCTTTAATTTTTCTCTTTGAGCTGAAATAGAAAATCCATCTCGGACTTGTTCTTCAGTAGAAACACGAATATAAATTCCAACGGTCATAATAATCCTCCTTTTAAAAAGAGGACAGCTAGCAAGGCTGTCCATTAAATATTTAGCGCTAAATATTTAATTCATCTAGTTGTTAGTCTAATGCAACTATGTAAATTACTACTTTACCGTGAATTTTTATATTAATAGACTCTTCATAAGAAACTGTGTAATCGAAGAAACGATTATCATATGAATCTGGTCTAAATATCAGTCGTTTATTTTCTCTGTCATTAAAAAAGCGTTTTACAGAGTAATCACAACCATTACTAAAAACAACAATGTCATTATCATAAATTTCTTCTAAATTCACTTCTTTTACAGCAATTAAAGAAGAGTGAGGTATAACTTTGTTCATTGAATCACCATTTACACGAGTTATAAAAATATCTTCTCTACCTGCCCATTTTCCCATTAACGTATCTGGAATACGTATAGTTTCTAAATCCATTTCGGTCATTCCATCAACTTCTAGTGGCAAGCCAGCTGAAATTGAAGTTGGAACATAAGTATAATCAGATTCATTTATTAGAGAAATGGTTTGGGTATTAGTTTTATAAACTTCATTCGTAGGCGGAAACAAGTCATTAATTGATATATCCAATGCTTGTGCTATTGCAAATAACACATCTTGTTCAGGTTCGTTTGTACCATTTTCATATGATGAAATTGTATTATGTTTTTTTCCTATTCGTAACCCTAATTCCTTTTGAGTAATTTTCCTTAGTTTCCTAAAGTTTTTAATTTGTTGACCAACATATTTTGAAACATCTTGTTTCATGAAGTTTCAACTCCTTTTCGATTCTATTATATCATATTTCATGAAGTTTTAAACTAAAAATTTCATAAAACGAGAAAAATAATAATAAATTTCATAAAGTATGAAAATAATTGTTGAATTATGTAAAAAGTTCATGTAATATGAAGTTGTCGAAAGTGAGGTGAATGATTTTGCAACACAAACTAGTATCATTACGTATGTATAATAGATTAAATCAACAGGATATGGCGGGTTTAATAGGCGTGGATAAGAGAACGTATGTTAACAAAGAGCATGGAGTTACTCAATTTAAAGCTAATGAAATGTTTTTGATTGCTCAAAGATTAGGGAAAGGAATTGAAGAAATTTTTTTACCAACAAACTTCATGAATCATGAAGTTTTGGGGGCGGAGGAAGTAGAAAGTGAAACATACAATATTGGATAACCCACCAAGTGAAGAAACAGCATTGAAAATGGTCGAATTTTTTATGAAGACATTGGTTCCTCGTGCGTTGGAAGAAGAACGTAGAGCAAGAGAAGGAAAACTAAAAAAGGAAGGTGAGTTAATTGAAGAACGGTAAAAAACCAACCAAGAAAGAAAAGCTTCATATCGAATCGTACAATTTGAATTCTGATAACTGGCTAATTTTCAAGAAATTGAGCAATGAATTACACTTGGTGCATCGTTATACGAATGCAACTAAAGTAATTCCGAATTTATAGGAGGCAACTAATATGAACGGATTAACTGTAGTAAATGAAAGAAAAAATAACTTGGTATTTGAAAGTAATGGTGAAATTGTAACTGACAGTTTGACGATTGCAGAAAGTTTTGGAAAAGATCATTACAATGTTTTGAAGGATATTCGTAAACAAATTGGATACGCGGGTGAAGAATTTGGACAAGTAAATTTTTACGAGTCCTCATATATTAACTCACAAAACAAACGAATGCCCAAATATGATTTGACGGAAGAAGCTTTCACGTTGGTTGCAATGAGTTACAACACAAAAGAAGCTGTTCAAATGAAAATTAAGTTTATTGAAGAGTTTAAACGAATGAAACAATATATACAAAATCAGCAACAACTTCCTAAAGATCCGATGAGTATTCTGAAACTCACATTTGATGTTTTAGATGGTCAAAAACAAGAAATTCAAGATATTAAATCAGATGTGAAGGATTTACGAGAAAACGCTCCTTTATATGCTATCGAATGTGATGAAGTATCAAAGGTTGTGAGAAAGTTAGGTGTTCTTCTATTAGGTGGTAAGGAATCTAATGCTTATCGGGATGTTAGCCTTAGAAAAAAAGTGTATAGCGATATTTATAGTCAATTACATAGAGAGTTTGGAATTAGTAGTTATAAAGCTATTAAACGTCATCATTTAGATAGAGCGATTCAAATCATTAATGAAGAATATTCACTTCCAACCATTTTAGAAGAAGAAATTACAGCAACAAATGCACAAATAAATATGGCGGAAGTTCAATAGGAGGAAGTTACATGCAACAAAAGATTTTAGTGATTACTAGTAATTTCGCAGGTTTTCCAGGTATCAGTGAATTTCACTCAAAAGATGCTGCAAAAGAAGAAGTTAAAAAGTTGATTCAAAAAGGTGTAAGCCCAAAATCAATTCGTGTAACACAAGAAATCCCTATGAATATCGATATTCAAGTGGATGTTGAATTTTAAGAAGAAAGGTTTAGGTGGGAAAAGCAATGGGAGTCATGATTGATTTAAATACATTTGCTGATGGAGCACTTGCTGAAAGGTTTCATCAAGAGTTTGAGCGCGTAATGGAAAATATGGCGGATTTAAATACTGATCCGAAAAAAGCAAGAAAGATCGTTTTAACGCTTTCGTTTGCTGGTGATAAAAAGCGTGATGTATGGAATTGTCAGGTTCAAGCCTCTTCGAAATTAGCACCAACAGAAGCGGTAGAATCTAAGATTCTATTAGATATGGACCAAAACGGAAATTTAGTTGGACAAGAATTAGCTTCTGGAATCCAAGGACAGTTTTATATGGATCTACAGGGTGATGTGAAAACAGATGTTGGACAACTTGTAGAAGAAGTGGAAGAGAAAGAACAAAATCAGGCTGTTGATAAGCAAACAGTAGTAATCGATTATTTGAAAACTAAATCTCATTAAGTAAAGGGGAAATAAAAAATGACTATGACAAGAGAAGCAATTGAAAAGGTATTAGAGATTGGAACAATTGAAACACACAAAATCGGTGAACAGACATATTCAACACAACGATTACATCTTGTGCAAGAACCAACACCAGCGGAAATTATTGTTCGTAGTTTATCTGGTCTAGTAGGTTATGTGAAATCAGAATTTGATACAACTGAACCTGTAATGATTCATATTGTAAACCCAACAACGGTGAGTTGCTTTACTGCTGTTAATGGGGATAAGGCTAGAAGTACTTATATCCAAGCACAAGCATCTATTCCACGTTTTAATTTTGGAAGCTTTTATGACAGAGAAGAATTTAATATTGCATTGCAATCGGGTTTTGTACAAAACAATCATCGAGACATTGTTTTACAGGTAGTAGGTACTGTCGTAGAAAATGATGTAAAGGAAATTGGAGATGATGGTGTATCGCAAGCTGTAACAGTGAAAACAGGAGTTGCGAGTAGAGGGAATGCGAAAGTACCTAATCCAGTGCAATTAAGCCCATATCGAACGTTTGTTGAAGTAGAACAACCAGAAAGTAAGTTTGTGTTTAGAATGCGTGAAGGTGCTCGTTGTGGTTTGTTTGAAGCTGACGGTGGGGCTTGGAAATTAGAAGCAATGAATAACATTAAAGAGTACCTAAATAACGCATTATCGCAAGAAGTGGAATCTAAAAAGGTGTTTATTTTAGCCTAATGGACATTATAACGGTAGAAAGTACAACGAATGTCTGTATCTTTGGATTTGGGATAGCGGTACTTGCGTATGTAGTTTATAAAGGCGGTACTTTCATTGAACGAAAGTTTGATGAAAGTGATCGTTTAGAAAGGGATCGTTTAGACAATGGGAACCGAAAACAGAGTGCTTCCAGAACATTTGATGATGGCATCAAAATTAGAAAAAGAGCGTAAGGAATGTATACAAAACCGACAACTTTTATATAAACAAATGGAGCAAGCCAATAGAAACGGCGACAAAATTGCTTATGTTGAACTTCACGATTTATATCAAAAGCAAAATAGCAGAGATTTAGAAATTTCAAAGGAGTTATCAGCTATGTATTTCAAGAAAATAAAAAATGATTCTTCTAAAGAAAGAAAACAAGTTTTAGAAGTAGCAGATCGTTTGGAAGAAGTGGGAGGAAGAAAAGAAGTTGTCGATAGTATTCGACGGAATTCATAAAAAAGAACCCGCTGCAACGGGTCCTATTAGAAAAAATATTACATGATAAGTATAACATTAAATATAGTTCTTGAGAATTTATGAGGTGGCTTTTATGGGGATTATCCGAGTGAAAAAAGACAGCAATTATTCTGTCATAAATAATACCGGTTTAAAAGATGAAAGGTTGTCTTGGAAGGCAAAAGGGATTTTAGCTTATGCACTTACATTACCTGATAATTGGACTTTTCATATAAGTGAGTTATCTCAACATGCTAAGGACGGAGAAGATTCATTACGTTCAGGGTTTAAAGAGTTAAAAGCGCTAGGATATATAAAGCGTTACCCTGTTCGTGATGAAAAGAGCAAGAAGATAACAAATTGGGAAACTGAAATTTATGAAACACCAGATATGGGGAAACCACATGAGGAAGAGCCACTTATGGAAATTCCACATGTGGAAAACCCAGATGTGGAAAAGCCACTTGTGGGAAACCTACATGTGGAAAATCCGACACTACTAAATACTAATATACTAAGTACTAATAAATTAAATACTAATATACAAAATACTAATTATTATCATGATGATAATAAAGAATCGAAATCACATGTATTAGTCAATGAAGAATTTAAAGTCAGTTATAACTTTTTAAAAAGTGAAGGAATTCCGTTAAGTGAAATTGCCGTTATGGAATTAGGAGAGTTTTGTGATTTGTTTGGTAGCGAATTAATTAAACATGCTGTTCACAAAGCTATTGATGAAAATAAGCCAAAATGGAATTACATTAAGGCCATTTTGAAAAGCTGGGAAAAGCAAAAAGTAAAAACATTAGATGATGTTGTTGCATTAGATAGACGCTTTGAAATGAGTAAGAACAAGCGATTGAATGGTTCGGGACCAGGTCGTTCAAATAGAAAAGAAATTGTTCCAGATTGGTTACGGGAAGATACTGAGCCAACTAAAAAAGAAATCGAAAAGCAAAACTCGCAATCTATTGATGAAGAGCGTGAGAGATTGCAAGAAGTGCTAAACAAATATAAATCATAGGAGCGATTTACATGCTAAACCCATTTGAAGATGTAATTGGAGAAGAGTGTTACGAATGCGAAAATCCTTTTCCTGAGTCTGATATGAGTAAAATATATATTTCTGGTTTGGAGAGGATTGTATGCAAGCAGTGTAGAGAGCAGCTTGAACAGAAAGTAAAAGTGTTAGATTTTCGTGTCATTCATGATGTTCTAAAGGAATTAATAAAAGGATTCGGTCGTGAAAAAGTCCGTCAATTCGATTTAGTAACTGCAAAAAGATACGTAATTGACAACGAAGTAGCTCTAAAGATTGAAAAACGTGGTGGCAAGTTCAATCAAGAACCTTTAGGCAAATTTGTTTCCTTATCTACCGAAGAGTTAATTACAGTCATCGAATTTTTAATGAGAAAAATGAATCCTAATCTATGGATGAATGCTGTGATTGGAAATGTTTTAGAGCAACAAATGATTATTACACTTTCACCGATAGAAGGTGAGTTAAATGACTGAACAAATCACAATAGATCATGATTTTATTTATGAGCCACTAATAGATACATACATGGTGGACATTGTTACAGAGTCAGGATTCAAATTAGAATTTTGTGAAGCTGAAACGAAAGAAGAAGCGGCATTAAAAATTCGTGAAAAATATCGTAAGAATTATAGTTTTAAGATTCGTAGTATTGAAATTTCGAATAGATCGTTAAAAGAAATTCAAGAACTTAACTAACAATTGAATAGGAGAAGATATTTATGTGGAATCCATATGATTATTATATAACTCCAGAAGAATACGAAGTAGCAGAAAAGAATGGGATAAAACGAAAATCATTAGAGTATAGGATACGAAGAGGATGTTGGGATAAAGAAAAAGCAATCACAATACCTACTCAAAAAGAGCCATCGGAATGGACGAAAATTAAAAATATTAGTTTGAAAAATGGAATCAGTAGACAAACATTTTCCGCTAGGAGAAAAAGGGGATGGGGGTTAGTTGATGCTATAACAATCCCACCACTTACTCAGGATGAAATAATAGCAAGAGCAAAAGAGAAGAATCCTCAAAAGGCACCTACTTTTACTGAAGAACAGGTGAAACGTGCTGAGGAGAATGGAATAAGTTATAAAACTTTATATGATCGTGTGAAGAGATATAAATGGGATTTAGAAGAGGCAATTTCAACACCAATTTTGTCAGCATCTGAGCGTGGAAGAAAGGGAAAAGAAAGATCTTATTGGTCCAAGATAGTTATTCCATCGAGAGAAGAACGAATGAAGTGCAGAAAGTTAACTTATATAGCAAATTAGTTTGAATTCATAAATCTTTAATTAAGGAGAGATAGGGAATGAATTTACAAATTGATGAAAAGAAAGTGACTGCTGGTCAATGGGTTGTATGCGAATTGAAGGATAACAAAGTCATTACACAAGTTAAACGAGTGATTAAAGATACACTTAACAACAAAGTAGAGTTATGGGGAACATGGGGATGTGAAGGAGCGATACATGGTGATTGGGGCTACAATCATGCGAATAAATGTAGATATGCAACAGTAGAAGAGATCAACGCAGAAAGTGTAAGACGTGTATTTACACAAAAGGGACGTAAGCCAAATGAGTATCGTTCTGGTGATGTTGTAACTGATGATGTGTATGCATCTCGTGTTTTACACGTAATAAACGATAGAGCAACTGTACAAATCATGAACTCGCATCAAATATATGAGGTTGCAATAGAAAATTTAGAAATTCTATTCTTTGCTGAAGATATGGCTGGTTAAATCATGGGGTTTGTAGTTTCAATATTCTGTGTATTGATGGTTATGATTGCTTTTAGGTCAGCAGATAAGGTTAACAAAAGAAATCGTTCAGATAAATAAGTTTCAATAGTAGGAGAGAAATTACATGAAAAATAGATGTATTGATTTAACGGAACTATTCCAAATGCAAAGGGTTTTAGACAAGAATATCATAGCGAAGCATAAAGAAAACTATGCTCGCTATGACATGCTGTATAACAAGGTTTACGCGCTAAAAAATGAAGTGAATGAAGCCTGGAATGCAACAAATTCTTTTAAAATGTGGTCTACAAAATTTGAGCAACCTGACGATACATTTTTAGAAGAAATGGTTGATATTTTAAACTTTTGGTTGTCGGTTGTTATGGACTTTAAAATCAAAAATCTTCTTCGAACAATTTATATTACAGAAACTAAAATAAACGGTTTTAATAAAGCGTTCTTCCATATGGACAAGAATGTAAATCATCTGATTGGAAAAGTCGAATTTAAGGACTCTATTGGTGCAAAAAGACCTTTAATAATGATGATGGATTTATTCTATAAAATTATTGAATTTGCAGGTTTTACATGGGATGACGTAGTTCAGAGGTATAAGGAAAAGAACGAAGAGAATTTCAAACGATTAGCTGTGAGATATTAAATAAAAAATGCTAGGATTTCTCCTAGCATCAATAAAAGGTATGTCGCACAGAAAATTAGTTGTGTGCAAAACGATGATTTGCATTTTTATTATATATTATTTTTCTTTTAAAGAAAATAAATATTAACAGTCTGTGCTAGTAATTAACATACAATTTAAATTTTATTAAAAAATGAGGTAACAGAAGATGAGTAATGAAAAAACGAAGTGGAAATAACAAGCACGGAAGAGGTTTAATAAAATTTATAACTAAAGCATTATTTTGTACAAGAATCTTTTCGCCTGCACAAAGGAAATTAAGAGTGAAGACTAAAAAGCGTTACTTTATAGTATTACCAAAAGAGTACATATCGAATATGTACTCTGGAAAAAAGGAGGCTCATATGAGTGATGAAACATCATACTACAATATATGCTTGTTTCATTTTAAAGTGCAAGAAGTATAGCAAAATAGTTATTTGGTAGAAGAGGAGAGATAAGTATGTGGATGATTCACGATTATGAAGAAGGTATCGTTTTAATTACTGAAGATCATGAGGAAGCTCTAAAAGAATATGAAAAATATGTTAAATCGCTTAAAGGCTATGTACAGGATAACGATTGTGAATTTGAAGGTGATGTAAGAGTAGTTCTTGCGAAGGTGGAGCGTCAAACATATGCGCAAGCAACAGGTAGAAAGGTTCCTGGCTCTACATGGGATGAGTGGGACTGGAAAGAAGATAAATATTAAGACAAAATTCTTATTGTATGACCAAAAATAAAAGAACCCGTTTGCTATAAACGGATTCTTCTCTCAAGGTCTGCAAGAAATTCAAGGTAACTGGACCAGAGCACCATATTGAATTTCTTATGATATTAATGTATTCAAAGAAATCTAAAAGATGAATGGGAATTAAATAAAATCTTTATTTGGAAAGAGTTCAGCCCCTAACGGTGCGCTGCTAGGGGCTGAATCTTGAGAACTTTTATTAAAATTACATGAGGTTGATCAGTGAATGTAACTATTGATCTCTCGCATTATAACACTAAGTAAATCAAAAGTAAAACTCAATATTTGTATTTAGTGATGCAGGATATGGAGGGGATAAAATGACATACTCATCAATCGAATAGTGTAATCAGTGCGATAAAGAAATAGCGTTTTGTGATTGTGTTTGTAATGAATGTGGTGGCGATTTGCATGATTGTGAATGTGAAGAAAAATAAATAAAATCGTTATTTTAGAGAAAGGAAGGATTCGAATGAAGGAAATTGAGGAATTAAAAGATCGTCTTAGAAATGAAATGGTAACTCGTATGGATGATTCGGATATAGTCGATATATTAACGGTTTTGCAAAGAGTGGAAGAAGAAATTGACGATTGGAAACAAAGTCATGATAAGGTTGCAAGGGTATTAGAGAAAAGCGAACGAGATCATAAAGAAACAATGGATTTGTTACATGATACCAGTAAAAAGGTGAGGGTAAAAACGAAAAATAAAATGGAAGGTGTCATACGGTGCTCTCAATACGAATGCGAGCAATTCAAAAGAAAAGTCAAAAAGTTAAAAGAAGAAAAGAATGAACTTTTAGAGCAATTGGCATCGTGTAGAGAGCGTTTGCTTCCGTTAATGGAAAATCACAATGATTATGAAGAATTGCTTGCTTTGACTGTATCTAATCCATTGCAAATATCATATTTGTGTGAACGTGTAGCAACAGAGTTTAATGCATTGAATTAAATTCAAACCAAAACGCTATTTTGTGCTTAATAAATAACAAAGCAGCTAGCTCAATGAACTAACTGCTTTATTGTCCAACAATGACGATACCCACAATACTTTGTAACTTATGGTTACAACTATATTATAAGCAGAATTTAAAAATATTATGTAGAAGTGAAACTGAGCTAAATAAAAACTTTATTTTGTGTTGATTCGGAAAACAAAAAGAGCACCATGTATCAGTGCTCTTTAAGATAGGAGGTAACACTTTGAGTTGGATACGTAGGTTAGAAGTATATGATGTAAAAAAGAAAAAAAGACCCAAATTTTATTATTAACTCAATATAAAAAGAGCAATTAGTTTCTGCTAACTGCTCGGCCCAAGGGAATAGACATAGAGTGGGTTTTAGTAAAATTGGAAATTGGCTTTTCGCGAGCCTGTTTACAGTATAACCAAGATTTTTAAATGTATTCCCTCTTTAAAGCCCTTATTCAAACAGTATTCTTTAAAGAGGGAGTGGAGTAGTGGAAAAGAATATTTTTCCTTTAATATGAGATGGTTTTTATTCTCAATAATATATGAGTATTAAGACAAAAATGTGCAATTAAAAGAGCAGCTAGCAAAAGCTAACTGCTTTCCAAAAAGAAACGTTAAGAAGGAAGTTCGGTACTTAAGTGTATTTATAGTATGGACAAGATTTAGGGATTTATTCAAGGAGGGATGGATATTGAGAGATATAGAGTGGCATGAGACAAATGAAAACAATGACGAAATCAAAACAATAGCAATGTATGGGGACAACAGGATAGTTGGTTATAACGGCATTTTAAAAGGTCACAAAGTACTTTATAAAGGGGAAGAATATACCGTGGTAATGGTATCCAGATTAGGGGACTTTGGTTTATCAAAAACAGGAGAATTGCCATACATTTTACGTCCTTGTCCAAAAGACGTTGTGAGGAAATAAAAGAGCAGTTAGCAAAAGCTAACCGCTCCATTTTTGACAAAAGATTCCGGGCAGAAATCACTGTTAAGAAAACTGCTTACGCTTAGTATATACAAGATTATGGTTATTATTCAAATGAATAAAGAGCAGCTAGCAAAAGCTAACTGCTCAGGTAATGGAGAAAGGTAACCATGTCATCTATAGTATTGATGGAATATTGAGTTTTATTCAGAGGAAGTCTAACTTGATACAACTTGGTCTTGATCGGCAACATCAGAATCGAATGTGTTTGTCGCACTAACACCGCTAAAATTATTGGTAATAAAGGCACTATTCGATGATCCTGAACCATTATAAGATTTTGTATTTTCTTTTGGAGAAACGTTATAAAAATCACCTAAGTTGAAAGAACCGTTACTGGTTTGTACGACAAGGTTTCCAAGAATAGCTGGCATAGCTTTCACCTACTTTTTTAGGAAGTATTTAAATTAGTATATGGTGTATCTGTCTAAAGGTTCATTAGAGCAAGCAAATTTTAAAATGAAGTTTGTTAGAAAACACAATAATCCTTTTAATGGAAAGTGAGGTTAATGAAAATGGCATACGGTGGAGATCATGGAGCCGCGTTTGAAACCTTGATTAATTTTTCAAACGAGATGTATAAACGAAAAAACATTGCATTAATTACAAAGCGAGCTACACCTGTAGTTGTTACAAAGTTATTTAAAGATGGAAGAATAAAAGAAGGTTATTTTGAGAAGAAATCAACTGTTGATTATGACGGTATATACAAAGGGAGAATGTTAGCATTTGAAGCAAAAGCGACAACAAATAAGACAAGCTTTGCGTTAAAGAATATATCACCACATCAAATTGAATACTTAGAGCAAGCCGAAAAACTCGGAGCAATATGTTTCTTCTTAATTGAATTTAGTATAGAACATTCTGTTTTCTTGGTTCCATTTGAAGTAATCAAAGAATACATTCATGATGCGAAATTAGGTGGGCGAAAATCCATTCCACGAGCAGTATTTGATGATAGAGCTTATTTAGTAAAACCAACTGATAGAGCGTTAGTAGATTACCTGCATTATGTAGATAAGTTGGAGTGGTCTGTAATATGAGTAAAAAAGAAGTTCGTATTCAAATTTTAGATTTACAAGAGCAACACTGTATAGGGTGCGTTTATAGATATAGTAGGGATGTAGCGCATTGTTGGACAAATTGTGAAACAGGAATACGAGTCAATGAACTAGGCGTTCTATTAGGTGGTCGGTTAGGGACTGAACAGAAGAAACCAAGAACAGCTAAAGAATGGAATAGAATATGTAAGAATGCAGTAAAACTCAGTAATAAAGGACTTACATACGTTGAAATCGCAAAGAAATATAGTATTACTACAGGTAACTTACACATTCAAATGAAAAAGAGAGGGTTAAAATAAATAATTTCACATACCGAAATGAGACATAAAAATAAAAAAGAAAATAGTCCGCATTTGAGGACGTTGATTAACTGTAAGAAAGAATATTTTCTTACAACTAATCAGCGTCCTTTTTTATTCTAAGGAGGGCAAACTGCATGATAGACTTAATTAAGCAATACAAAGAAACATTGAATCAATTATTAACTGCAAAAGAAAAGGCAACGAAACAAGAGGAGAAAATAATTAATAGAATGATTAGTGACATTGAGTATTCGCTAAATTGGATGAGAAACGGAAGAGAGCCAGAACCTAAAAGAGGAATTGAGCGGAGAGCATCTTATCAGAGAGATGTCAAAGTAAATCCGTTGTTAATACAAAGGTATTTAAGAAGTAAAGAAACAGAGTATGAATGGGATAAAGAACAAAAAGAAAATGCAATTACAACATGGGAAAAGATACAATTAGATGATGCTTTGTCTACTTTATCAAAAATAGAAAAGGAAATATTTGTAATGTATAAAGTGGGGATGTTTACACAAGAGGAAATTGCAGAAATGAGAGGTGTTACAAGATCTACAATTCAGCAACATTTGCGTAGAGCAGATAAAAAAATTGCACAACAAGTGGGTGAAAGTCTCTTTTTTGTAAATTAAAGAGGCTTTTTTATTTTAAAACAGTTTATTTTGTCATCATAATGCCACCTATATATGAAAGCCGGAACCAGCTTCTATGGTAAATGATTGAATGAGCGTTGTTTTTCACATCAGCGGTTCAATTAGCAACCATTAGAAAACTTCGTTTGTATAAGATGTTACGAACTTTATGCAAATAAAAATGTTCTTGATTTCTTAATACGTAATTAGAATTACTAGATTATTAGTCTAAACGGTCGAGGAGAGCTTTTGCTCTTCTTTGAGCTGATACGTGCCTACCTATAGTGTCGGTTCAAAGAAGAACAAAAAATTCCGTAAGAAATGACGAAGGAAAAATGCATAATTAAGCTCATCTACCTATGGTAGAAGGAGAATCTGAGTAACCGAACGTTACGCGGCTTTTTGTTTTAGAAGAGGATATTATGTATAAAAAGGTCTTAGCTTATTCGCTGAAGACCCTCACAAATAACCATATAATACCCATTATTATAAGTAATGTTCCAAATAGGCTAAGAGCATGCCCAATAAAATATAAACCAGTAATGACAAAGGCAAAGCCGAAAATAAATAAAGGAATTCTAAGCCATTGGCTATATTTTTCACTTCCAGCTATTGCGAGCATGATAGGAACAATTGATAATAAAATCCAAATTACTCCGTTTAAGGAAGAGAGCAAAATTGTTTTCCAAAATCCTTCAGAATTTCCGAAAAAATAACCGGTTAGTAATTTAAAGGATTCAACAGCTCCTTCTGCAGTAGGAATCGAATTAATCAAATCCATAAGTAGTACACTGAATGTTATGTTTAAGGCTAATAAAATGAAATAAAGTATGATGTGTTCGTACAAAAAGCTTGCACATCGTATTGTAAAACTACTAATACTTTGCATTAAATCACTCCTTATCCTTTTTTATAATTCATTCGAAGTTTATAGTTTAAATTCCTGCTTTTTTTGTTTGGATTTGTATATATTTGTAGTTTTTTATCTATGGTGTCAGCTTAAAGATGAGAAAAGGATTTGAAGGAATGGAAACTGGTGCATGGTTGCTTTTTTAAAATTAAGAAAACCATAGCCATGTAAGGATGATAATAGCAAAGAGAATGATTAGTATTTGTGAGAATTTCATAACATGCTCCTTTTAAACTATAGTGTTTGCAAAGGATTGAAGAGGCATTCCTTATGGAGTGCTTTATATTAAAAAAAGAGGACGCTCATATGGCGCCCTTTAGGGTGTATTCTTTTTTTCTTTATATCCTAAATGTTGTTCTAATGCCTCTACAAGCATTTCAGAGAAATTGACGTTTTGTTTTGCTGCATGTTCTTCTAAATAAGAAGGAAGAGTAACGTTCTTTCTTTTATAAACAAGTTTGTCTTGTTTCCTTAATGGTGGCATCCAGACATCAATTAAGAAAGCATATTCATCTTGTCCTAATTCTACGCTCTCAATTGTAGAAGGCTCAGGAATCGGATCGTTATCTTCTTCCATACCAGATAAATGAAGTCCTAATGCTTCTCTACCTTCTTTTAAAGCATCTTCTTGTGTATCTGCATGAGAAACGCAACCAGGAAGGTCTGGAAAGTAAATACCGTAACCATCTGAAGACTTTTCAAGGATAGCTGGATAAACATAATAGTCTTTTTTCATAATTTGTTTTTATAACGATTTCTTGTATAATTAGGGAAAGCAAGGGGCGGTTTATAACCAACCCGCTTGCTTGTAGATTGAGCGAAGTGTACCTTTCGGAATATCCTTGCACGGATGTTTCACGGTTACTTTGCCAACCCTAGAAGGATGTTTGAACTGATGGTGGCTGCCTTCAATGTTCACTATAAACCATCCTTCTTTTTTTAACCTCGTAATTACTTCCCTACTAGAAATCGTTATTACCTCCTTTCAGCTTTCTATATTCATTATAACGTGCATTACGATGCGCATCAAGTGTAAAGTGCGAATTTCTTTGTTTTTTGTATATATTTTAAACGGAATAACAAATACATATGTGTGATAAAGCATCCATAATTGGGTGCTTTTGTTTGGGAGGAGGATAAAAGATGGATAAACTAAATAAGCAACAAATTTTAACGGACGTATATGAAAAATTCATATACACAATTGGTGTTGTATGTCAAAATAATCGAGAGAAAAGCATAGCAATTACAAATGCTGAAACAGCATATTTGTGGGCGAAGAAATCTTTGGAGGAAAATGAACAGAAATAGCGAAGAATAACTATGTAGTAATAATTAAAAAAGCTAGGATGTAACATCCTAGCAAAGAGAAGTAGTAGTGATTCTAATTAGTATCTGTATTCTACCATAAACTCAGGATCATTTTGCCAGAAGTAGCTCACCACTGGTTTACCGTTTGCAACATCGTCTTGATCAGCTGGAAGGCTTTGTTGATTGATATCCACTCCTGTAGTATTAACAACAGTAGAACCTGTTGGTAAAATACTAATAAAACGAATTTGGCTAGTTGCAGGCATATTAAATCCTTTAAACGGTACCGTAGCATATAAGAAATACGAACCATTTTCATTTGGATACACTGCATATTCATAGCTAACTCTGTAAAAATAATCTGAACCGATTTGTTCAGGAACTACCTTTGTAAGGTATTTTCTTACTAGCCCTAACATAGCATCTTCTTTAGTCTCTTGATCTCTATTTGGATCAGAAGATTCAGTTGCAAAATCACTTAGAGCTTCATTAATATAAGTTTCAGTCATTGGTGCTAAGTTCACGTGACTTAATTTTAATATCTCAAAGATATCTTGAGGGATTAGTTCCATTTGGGGTGGAACTAAAAGTGAATCTGTTTCAGTGATTGGCTCGTTTAATTGAAAAGTTGCCTCTACTTTTGCAATATCATAAGCTTTACCATGTCTAGATGTTGGGATGATAGTAATTAATGTTTCTTGGTTCATACAATTGTACATGTTTTACCACCTTTATTAAGTTTATTTACTACTTCTCTTTAATAAGACGTATTCGGCAAATTGTGACAAATATCCTTTAAAATATCATTAACTTTTTAAGGCGCTACCGTGATTTTGGTGGCGTCTTATTTGGTGTTAAAGAAAAAACGGAGGGAAAATAAATGAAACTAACTAAACAAGAACAAGCGGTTATAATCAGCACATTCATTTCGATGTTAGGAACAGATCTTGTAAATGAGCGTATCGATAAACAAAAATTAGAAAGTGTGCTTCCTATCTTTAATGAGATGGAAGATAACACAACACCAAAGCAAAGAAGAGAAGCAATGGTTAGTTTGCTCAATAAAACAATAAATGAATTTTTAAAACAATAGCCACAAAAAAAGGAAAAGCAACTCGCATGGGGGCGAATCACTTTTCCTGATGGCAATGTTAATTTTATTATAGCAACTTGTATTTATTTGTAAATATATAATCGGAATATTCTTTTAAAGGGGAGTGAAGATAATGGAATTAACTAAGACTGAGATAGCTGTCACTATTAGTATGTTTAATGTGGCATTAGGTGAAGATGAGTTTGGGAATTATCTTGAGAAGTGTACGAGTGAACATTCATTAGAACAATTCGTTGAAATAACTGAACAAATCGCTAATAATACAACAATAAATGAGATGAGAGAATCTAGTGTAAGTGCAATAAATAAACTTATTCATGGTTTATTAGAAGAATAAGGAGTGAGGATAAATGCAAGTCTACTGTTCTAACTGTAATGAAGATTACGATATGCAACCACAAGTAACACAACTTCCAAAAAAGATTGAGAAGTGTTTCTATATTTGTCCTCATTGTGGCCATGAGCATGTCGCTGCATATGTGAACGATAAGATTCGTAAGCACCAAGCGGATATAGCTAAGTGTCATGAACGGATAAATAAAAAGAATCTGGCCATCGGGGATGAAATGAAACGGTTAAGAAAGAGGATGGAAGGTGCCAAGTAAACCATTCAAGCCGTGTAAGTCGTTAGGTTGCAATGAACTGACACGGGATAAGTATTGTATTAAACACCAAGATAAAGTACAAGAGAACACAAGATACTATGACAAACACATACGAAACAAAAGCTCACGTTCATTCTACAATTCAAGATTGTGGAAGAATATGCGTGAGCTTATTTATCGTAGAGATCATGGCTTATGTGTTCAATGTAGAAGCAATGACATCATTAAGATAGGTGATGTAGTCGATCACATCATACCTATTCGAGTAGATTGGTCAAAACGATTAGAACCAACTAACTTACAAACACTCTGTCATGCTTGCCATAACAGGAAAACAAAAGAAGACGAGAAGAAAAACAGAAAATGATTGGAAAGAAAAAATTCACAAACACCCCCCCACCATGAAAAAGCAAAAGGCGAATCCCTGGAGACCGCCGCCTAGCTTTCCGTATAAAAATTTCGTTTTATTCTATAAAAGGGGGGTTCGTCCGAGGGAGGTGGTTCTCATAGGAAGAAAAGCGAAGCCGATTCATTTGCATTTATTAGAAGGTAATACAAATCGATTGACAAAAGATGAAATTGAACAGCGATTAAAAGCCGAAAAACAGTTACAAGCAAAAAAGGACAAGGTAAAGCCGCCAACGTGGTTAGATTCAGTTGCTAAGAAAGAATTTAGACGGATTGCTGGTGAGTTACTAGAGCTAGATGTTATTACAAATATAGATGTGAATGCATTAGCAACGTATTGCGATGCTTACTCCGACTATGTTGAATGCACCAAAATTATACGAGAAGAAGGACTTCTTGTTGAATATACCAATAAGGCAGCTGAAACAAATAAAGTTCCACATCCATTACTTACAAAGAAGAAGCAATTACATGAACAAATGAAGGCTTTGGCTGTTGAGTTTGGTCTTACACCAAGTGCAAGAGCGAAAATTGTCATTCCAAATATAAAACAAGGTCCGAAAACAAATGTAGAAAAGGAGTTTGACGTATAACATGATCAGACAATGGATGTTGGACTACTGTGATGATGTACTGAATGATGAAGTTGTTGCTTGTCAGAAGCATAAACAGGCTTGTAAACGATTTTTAAGAGATATTGAACGTGAAGGTTCTGAAGATTTTCCATATGTTTTTAAAGAAGAAAAAGCACTTCGTTTCCTAAAGTGGATGTCTCTTTTTAAGCATACAAAAGGAAAATTAGCAGGTCAGAGAATTGAACCACATTCAATACAAATTTTTGTATTTAGCAATATTTATGGATGGGTTCATCGTAATACGGGATTAAGGCGATTTAAAAAGGCATATTGGCAAGTTGGACGTAAAAATGCAAAGTCTCAATCTTTAGCCTGTGTAGGCTCTTATGAAGCAATGGCATTTGGTGAAAATATGTCAGAGGTATACATTGGAGCCACGAAAACGGAACAAAGTAAAATTGTTTGGAATGAAATTAAAGCACAAATGAATGGGTGTGAAGATTTAAAAGGAAAGTTCAATATTGCATATGGGAAAATTGAACATCTTAAAACCGATTCTTTTATTTCAGCGTTATCAAAAGATGCTGGGAAATCAGGTGATGGACTGAATGTTCAGTGCGGAATTATTGATGAATATCATGCACATCCTACTTCTGAAATTTATGACGTTCTGGTGTCAGGTTCAGGTGCTCGTCCGAATCCACTTATGATGATTATAACGACAGCTGGTTTCAATTTGAGTCATCCATGCTATCGTGTGGAGTATCAATATGTTTCTAAGATTTTGGACCCTAATATTGATATTGAAAACGAAGAATACTTTGTCATGGTTAATGAATTAGATAAAGATGATGAGATTACGAATGCAGAAGTGTGGGAGAAAGCAAATCCAATCCTATGTAGTTACGAAGAAGGGCGTACTTTTTTAAAAGGAGAACTTCAGTCAGCCCTTGATGTACCTGAGAAAATGCGTAATTATCTCACGAAAAACATGAATAGATGGGTGGATATGAAAGAAAATGGCTACATGGATATGCAAAAATGGAAAGATTGCAAAGAAACTGTGGAGTTATCCGAATTAAAAGGGTTAGAATGCACAGTAGGTGTCGATTTATCAGCAAAAATTGACTTAACAAGTGTAGATTTTGAATTTAAAAAGGATGATACGTATATCGTAATTAGTCATAGTTTTATGCCGGAAGATACTTTGCATGAGAAAAGAAAGACGGATAAAGTTCCGTATGATCTTTGGATACAGCAAGGGTGGATTACAACAACACCTGGTGCAGTAGTTGATTATGAATATATAAAAAAACATATTAAGACCATGGAAAAAGAGAATAAATTCAAAATAAAAGAAATATGCGCTGATCCTTGGAATGCAACGCAATTCATGCAAGATATGGAAGCAGAAGGATATACAGTGGTGGAAATACGTCAGGGAATGGCGACTTTATCAGGTCCTACAAAGGATTTTCGTGAACAAGTTTATCAGAAAAAAGTCATTCATAATAACAATCCAGTATTAAATTGGGCTGTTAGTAATGCTATAACAAAACAGGATGCAAACGAAAACATCATGTTGGACAAGTCAAAAGCAACAGAGAGAATTGACCCGATAGCGGCTGTAATTAACTCGCATGTTCGATGCATGCTCAATTCAGGTGAGATGGATTTAAACTCATATATTTTAAGTCAAGATTTCTCATTCTAGGAGGAATTACATGTGGTTTTTAATGTTTTTTATCAATATTTTAGATGATATTTTATTTATTTCAGGGTTGTCCATTATTATAGGGACGACTTTTTTTATTAATCCAATTTACGGATGGTATCTGTTGGGTATTATCCTCACAATTTTGGGGGTGATAATGATCAGAAGATAGAAAGGAGGTGAAACTTTTGATTTTTCGGCATTTATTTAGAAATCAGGATACGACAGATTTAAAAAATCCTTCACCTTGGTTTAAAAGTTTATTTGGATATCAAGCCGCAAGTGGTGAAAAGGTAACGGTTGAGTCCTCTTTAGGTGTTCCCACGGTTTATCGATGCATTAATATTCTTGCAAATAGTGTTGCGATGCTTCCGTTTCAAACGTTTAAAAAGACAGCGAAAGGAAGAGAACGGGATAAGGCACATCAAGTGTCTTTTGTTCTAGAAAGAAGACCAAACCCTTATCAAAGTCCATTTAAATTCAAACATTTAATCGAAACACACCGTAATACATGGGGGAATGCCTACATCAATATTCATTGGGGTGTGGATGGAAGACCAAAAGAATTATGGGTACTGAATCCAGCTGTTACAACGCCCGCTGTGGACCTAAAGACTAATAAGTTATGGTATTTCACTAGTTTGCCAGACGGTACACCTATAAAAATACCTGATGATGACATTATTCATCTTACCACATTATCTACTGATGGTTTAAAGGGGAAACCGCCTATTCAAATTGCAAGGGAGTCTATAGGTAGCTCACAGGCGGCCCAAAAGTTTAAAGGAAAATTCTTTACAAATGGCGCAGCCCATAGTGGGATATTAAAAACGCAACAAACACTTGGTAAAGAGGCAAAAGAAATACTTCGTGATGCTTGGGAAGAAGCGAATACGGGATTAAATAACGCTCAAAGAATAGCCATTTTAGATGCTGGACTAGAATTTGAAAAGGTGGGTATGCCTTTAAAAGATGCACAATTTATTGAAGGTATGAAATTT